TGTATGTTCTTGTCTGGACCACTATGGGAAGCGTCATGCAACAATGCATTTAGTGATAATATTGTAGTATTTTGTAATGCGATTGAGTTTGCCACAGGCTGGGTTCCTCAGTATATCGATGGTCCACAACGAGAAGATCGAAAAGATATTTTTTGGTGGAATGGTAAACCAGAAGTAGTTAGAAAAACTAAAAAAATAATCCCGATCCAAGCAATCTAGCATCCAAATCTGGCATCTTATAAATAAGAGGTATAAGAATATTAGGATCCAGAATGGCGACCATAAGTAACCTCTTTGTAGATGCTGGTGCTACCTACAGCAATATAATCACAGTCTCAGCCTCAAATGGTCAAGCACTAGATTTGACTGGGTACACTGTTGCCTCTCAAATAAGAAAGTCTTATAGTTCCAGCACAGCATTTTCTTTTACAGCTTCTGTATTCACAGCAGCAACTGGAAAAATTAGACTTCAGCTAACTCCACAACAATCTGAAGCCATTCCTGCAGGGAGATGGTTATATGATGTAGAGATAACTTCTCCTTCTGGATCGAAGACTCGAGTTGTGGAGGGTATAGTAACTGTAACCCCACAAATCACTCAGATATAAAATGGCAGACACAATTGCAATAGTTTCACCAGATGAAGCATTATCCGTAGCAGTATCAGAAGGTGTCATTACGCTGGCTTCTTCTACAGTATCCAATCCTGCTGTAGTTGAGTCCATGACTAATATTGCTGATGTGGATATGACTACTAATGGTAAGGTGAATGGATCTGTTCTGGTATACAAAGCATCCACAAATAAATGGACAGCCACCACAATACTAGATGCACAAGATGTAACTGGTGGACAATATTAATCGGAGAAATAAAAGATGGCATCAATAATTAGAATTAAGCGTTCACCAACATCAGGAAATCCAGGAACACTGGGTGCTGGTGAGTTAGCGTATTCCGCTTTAACAGGTACGCAGTCCAATGGTGGTGATCGTTTATACATCGGTTTCGGAACAGAAACTGCTGGCGATGCAGCTAACCACTTTGTTATCGGTGGTAAATACTTCACTGACATGTTGGATCATGTCACTGGTGTATTAACAGCCAATTCTGCAATATTAGTTGATTCAAACAGTAAAATTGATCAACTTAAAACTACAAACTTAACCATTGGTGGTTCAGGTACTGCAAATACTATTGCATCTAGTGATGCGAATGGTAATATTCTTCTAGATCCAAATGGCACTGGTTATGTTCAGGTCGTTGGAACAAATGCTTTAGTTATTCCAGTTGGAACTACTGTCCAACAAGGTCCAGCTGTACAGGGTGGTATTCGTTACAATACTGATAACAGTGCGTTTGAAGGTTATAACGGAACTGCTTGGACTTCACTAGGTGGTGTTCGCTCTGTTGATGGATTAACATTTATCCGTGCTGAGACTTCTTCTGGCGCATCAAACGACGAATTAGAATTCTTTGCTGCAGCTGCTGATAATACTACAGCAACCAAGTACGCTGGTTTAAACAGAACTCGTTTTGCTCTACTCCAAACAACTACTTCAACTAGCATTTCTACTGGTGCTCTCACTGTTGCTGGTGGTGTTGGTATTGCAGAAAACTTATGGATTGGTGGTACTGCAAATATTGCTGGTGCTACAACTCTTCAGTCTGCATTAACTTATGGTGGTGTAACTCTAAATAATGCTGTTACTGGTACAGGTAATATGGTGTTGAGTGCAAACCCAACATTCACTGGAACTGTTACTGCTCCAAGCGCAACTGGTATCTCTGTTGGAACTCCAACTCTTGGTACTTTAACTGGTGCAGCCACTTTCACTTCTTCAACTAGCGTTACAGATACAATCGGCACTTTGAATCAAATTTTAAGCAAACTCGTTCCTGCTCAGCCATCGAATTTTCCAACTGCTTCGTTGACAATTTCTGGCACAACCAACTATCGTATTGCTGTTGCTCAGGCATCTCAAGCACTTAACGGTAATACTGGTTTACAAGTTGCTGCTGGTTCTACTGTTTCTACTCTAAGAACATCTACATTTAGCACTAATACTTTATCTACTCAAGGTCCAGGAGATAATGGTACACTAACTGTTCTTAGAAATACTTCTACCACAGCAACCCATGTATTGACTGTTGGTAATACTACTGCCACTGTTGTTACTGCAACTGCATCTGCAACTACTCTTGGAAGTGCAGTTATCACTCTTAGTCCTGTTACTGGTGTTATTCAGGCAGGACATAAGTTCTTGGCTTCTGGCACTGGCTTTGGTGGTTTGGCTTCTGGCTCTTACTACTATGTTCAGTCTATTACTGGTAACCAAGCCACAATAAAATTATATGACAATACCAATGGTGGTTCGATTGGTGCTAACTTTAGTGCTTCTGCTACTGCTACTGGTACTCTAACCTTTACCGCACAGGGCGATGCTGGTACAACAACTACAAGCAATGCTTCTTTAGTTATCGCCAACAACCTTGCATACCCAACTAGCACTCCAGGATTCTGGGAAACTATTGATGTGAGTGCCAGTGGTACTGCGGTTCCTGCAGGATGGAACACTGTTCAAATTACACATAGTGGTGCAGGTAATACTAACACTGCTTCTTGGTACTATGACTCTAGTGCTCCAGGAACTCCTGTTGTTACTCCAGTTTCTATCACTGCACCAGTTTCTCCAAACTACAAATACAGTAGTGGTGTTGCTCACTTTGATGGCTCTGCTGCAAATAGCTGGACACTATCAGCAACTGCTACTCGTTTGAGTGGTGATATGTATCCAACTTCAGATACTTTTGCAACTGGTACTGCTGGTGGTGCATTTGCTGCTCCTGCATCAGTAACATATGCTGGTGCAGGTGTTACAACTCCACTGGCGCAAAACTTATATGTTGCTTCTGGTAGCGCAACGATTCCTACCACTGCTTCTATTATTACTGGTTTTGGACAAAGTTCAACTGGTCCATCACTATCGGTATCAAACAGTTACGCAACTGGTTCTTCTGCATTTACTACTGCACTAGCAGGGATTGTTCTTTATAAATCAACAACAACTGGTTCTACTACTGTTCTTGATGAAAACAGTATCTTCTTTAACTCTGCAGTTGGTGGTGCTACTACTCCTGCTGGTTATCGTGTTCCAAACCCAGGATCTACTGATACACCAGTCTTTACTGCTGGACAAACTGCTTTTAACAGTCAGTCAGGAACAGTACAAACCTACGATGCTAAAATTGTAGGTGGTACATTAAAATATGATGTAACAAATTACTCCACTGGTTATTACCCAGCTGGTCCTAATTTCTCAACTCATGGTGCCAATCAATACTTCACTTTTGTGTTTGTTAGAACTGGCGTATCCAAATTCAATATTACATATGCCACTTCGACTGGAATTGCTGGTATGTGGGTTGCAATGCCAGGTGGTGGCGGAACAAGTGGAACAACTTCTACATTGAATAAATGGTTATCACTAGGAATTGATAACTCGTTAGCTGATGGTGCTTCTCTTGGTGGAAATATTAACTTAGCTGGAACTGGTACGCAGTCAGTCAATGCTTCCTTCGGTACTTTAAGTTCTACTAATGCAACTAATAATGAAATTTGGGTCAGAATCAAGTTAACTGCTGGTCAGTCTATTACTGCCCTTTACCTTGGTGCCTCTACAGTCTAATTAAAATAATAGGAATAAGAAATGGCAATCTCAGACTCAATAAAAACAGACTTATTATATAAGAAGCTGTTTGGTGTCGCAAAAAGCGATACAGCAGCAAATAAAAGTCCATCAAACGAAGCGACTGCAAGCCCATTCATAAATCGTGGCGATAAAACTTGGACACAAGCCAGTTTAATTCCAACGACTGCTGCAGCGGTTACTGCTGTAGTTCAAGCGTATACTACAACAGCAAGAATACAATGTACTGCTGATACAACTTCAGTTGCTGTTGGTGGTGTTTATCCTACATGGAAAACTGGTCTAACTGATTGGATCCCACCTGAATTTGATACAGCCAATGTATCTAACACATATCGTGTAAAAGTTTATTACGGTGCTTCTGCTCTTTCTGATCCATCATCTACTGGTGGTACGCAGATTTTCGCTGACGGATCTGGTGGTACTGGTGAATGGTACTTCGATTACCAAGCTGGTACACTACACTTCTTAGGTGGCACAATCCCAACTGGGATGACTGGTTCTAGTGTAATCTACATTTACGGTTATCGCTATGTTGGTCTAAGTGGTTTCGCTGGTTCTACTCTTCCAGTTAATAATCTTAGAACTGCTTACACAACTACTGCAACTGCAGCAGGCACAACTACCCTAACTGCCACAAGTACACAAAATCAACACTTCACTGGTAGCACTACACAAACTGTAGTTCTTCCTGTTGCCAGCACTTTAGTTGTTGGTGATCTATATCATATTGAAAATAACAGTACAGGTAATTTAACTGTAAACTCTTCTGGTGGTAACTTAGTAGTAACAGTTCTTCCTGGAACATCAGTGGATATTACATGTATTCTTGCTTCTGGTACTACTGCTGCGTCTTGGGATTCTGAATTCACTGGTTTTGCAACAGCTACTGGTACTGGGGCTAATGTTCTTGCTACTAGCCCACAGATAACTACATCGCTAACTACTGATAGTGCTTCATTTAACTTATTAAATACAACTGCCACTACTCTTAACATTGGTGGTGCAGCGACTACTCTAGCATTAGGTGCATCTACTGGTACAGCTACTGTTAATAACCCAACAGTAACATTAGCGAATGCTACTGCTCTTAACATTAATGGTGCGTCTCCAGTAATTGCTACAACCAGCACTACTGCTTCTGTATTCAACTCAACAGTTACTACATTAAATATCGGTGGTGCAGCTACTGCATTGAATCTTGGTGCTTCTACTGGTACAGCGACTATCGCTAACCCGACAGTTACACTAAGCAATGCCACTGCGTTAAACTTAAATGGTGCTTCTCCTGTAATTGCTACAACTAGCACCACTGCTTCAGTCTTTAACTCAACAGTTACTACTCTTAACATCGGTGGCGCAGCAACTACTCTAGCATTAGGTGCTGCTACTGGCACTGCTACAATTGCTAACCCAACTGTTACATTAAGTAATGCTACTGCATTGAACTTGAATGGTGCTTCACCATCTATTGTAACATCTTCTACTGGTACTGCTTCAGTCTTCAATACTAATGCACTAACTGGTAACCTGTTCGGTGCTGCTTCTGCGATTACTATCGGTAGTACTACTTTTGGTAGAATTCAAACATCTGCAAGCACAGTAACTATTACTGCTGGTACTAATACTGCTAACGCAAGTGTTTCTCTTGTCCCTCAAGGAACTGGTACTGTTGATGTTTCAAATAAGAGAATTAGTTCTGTTGCAGATCCTACTCAAGCCCAAGACGCTGCGACTAAAGCATATGTTGACTCATTGTCCAATGGTCTTGATGTTAAACAATCTGTTCGTGCTGCAACAACTACTGCATTAACTGCAACATATAATAACGGAACTGCTGGCGTAGGTGCTACTCTTACTAACGCTGGAACTCAGGCTGCATTCGCTCTTGATAGTATTAACCTATCTTCTGGTGATCGTGTTCTTATTAAAGACCAAGCAGCTGCATTACAGAATGGTGTCTATACTGTCACAACAGTTGGTTCCGCTTCTGTTAACTGGGTACTTACTCGTGCCACTGATTTTGATAACAGTCCAGGTACTGAAGTTGGTCCAGGTGTGTTCTTCTTCGTTGAAGAAGGTACTACTAACCAAGATAATGGTTATGTAATAAACACTGATAGTGCGATCACTATTGGCACTTCAGCGATTACATTTAGCCAGTTCTCTGGTGCTGGACAAATTACTGCTGGCGCTGGTTTAACTAAGTCTGGTAATACTATTGATGCAGTTGGAACTGCTAATAGAATTACTGTTAATGCTGACTCTATCGATATTGCATCAACTTATGTTGGTCAAGCATCTATCACTACTCTTGGTACTATCGGTACTGGTACTTGGCAGGGCACTATCGTTGGACCAACTTATGGTGGTACTGGTGTAAACAACGGATCTAATACATTAACCCTAGCAGGTAATGTATCACACGCTGGTGCGTTTACTCAGACATTCACAGCTACTGGTAATACTTCTGTAACACTACCTACTACTGGTACTCTTGCGACTCTAGCTGGTACAGAAACCTTTACTAACAAAACGCTAACTGCTCCAGTTATCGCAACAATCGTTAACACTGGTACATTAACACTTCCAACATCTACTGATACTTTAGTTGGTCGTGCCACTACTGACACATTAACTAACAAGACGCTAACTAGCCCAGCTATTAATACCCCAACTATTGCTGGTGGTACTGTCTCTGGTCTAACTGGGTTTGCTATCCGTGACACTTCGGCTGCATTCGATGTAACAATCGCTGCAACTTCTTCTACTGCTCTTACTGCTGGTAGAACATTAACTCTTGATATGGTTAATGCTGCGAGATCTATTAAACTTGCAGGTAATATTGACATTGCTGGTAACTTAACTACTGCTGGTGCGTTTACTACTGCTGGTGCGTTTGGTGTAACATTAATAGCAACATCAACCACTTCTGTTACACTACCTACTACTGGTACTCTTGCGACTCTAGCTGGTTCTGAAGCATTAAGTAATAAGACAATCACTGCTTCTAGTTTTGCTGGTTCAGTTGCTGCAACTACACTTTCTGCTTCTGGTGCGGTAACTCTAACTTCTACCACTGATGCTACTGCTCTTGGTACTGCTGCGGTTGTATTGTCTGGTGGTTTGTCAGTTGCTAAAGCAATTTTTGTTGGCACCAATATTACTGGTGCTGGCGCAGGAACTTCTACTTTAGATGGATTTAACATCGATGGTGGCACTTATTAAAATGTACTAAATACATTAGTTGCTGGGATTTTTATCCCAGCTTAACCTTTTTAGGAAGATGAATGAGTAATCAAATTGTACTCAAAAAGTCATCAGTTGCGGCAAAAGTTCCGCTAACTACTGACTTGGCATACGGTGAATTGGCATTAAACTATGCTGATGGTAAACTGTATTTCAAAGATTCTTCCAACACAATTCAATTCCTGGGTTCATCTTCTGCAACCCAAACCCTTTCAAATAAAACCCTTTCTTCTCCAGTTCTATCAGGTACATTAACAATTAATGGTACTACAGGAACTACAGGACAGGTTCTGGTTTCTACTGGCTCTGGTATATCTTGGAGCACTCCTAACGCTGGATCTTTATCTACATTATCCGATGTAGTTATCAGCAGTCCAGTTGCGCAGCAGGTTCTTAAATATAATGGAACTCAATGGGTTAATGCTGCTTCTGACACAGCTGTCGCATCTGCAGTTTTTGCTCCACAAGCGCAAAGTGATCTTGGATCTGTCGCAGATAACATTATTGGAATTCAAGAAGATCTTGGTTTAGTAACACAAACTGCATCATACATCTACGATATGGGTCAATTAAAACTTGACGGTATCGCATCGCTATCGAACATTGACCAATCTGTTAAAGCAGATTATATTGGTTATGCAATTATTTTTGGATTTTAAGAGGATATAAAATGGCTCGTCAATTAGTTGAGAAATATATTTTTACACCTGGAATTGCCAATGTCGGCACTATTAAATTTCCAGGAAAGTGTGACGCAACACAACTATTAATTATCGCAAATAAAACTCAACAAGACAATATTTACGCTATTGGCGATCCAACTCGTTCTGGAACATTATCATATGATCCAGATGACAATACTACTTTTTATTCAGAACAGACTGGTGTTACGACAGTAACACTTAGTAGAGATACTTCTGGAATGTTGTCGTCAGATAAAATAGCTGTTTATACTGACGCACCTAAACAAGTTGGTAACATTATTCGTCCATATGCTTTTGGTGTTGATGCTATTGAAAGAATGCGTATCGCACAGCCACAGTCATTGATTGACGCTGACTTTGAATATGGTCTGCAGACAACTAAGTGGCAGAACTATATGGATGTTAGAAATATTGCTGGTATCTATGAAAAACCAGGTCTTGACTTATTTGTTACCAATGTTACTACTGATGGTGGAACTCCTTCTGTTATCACAGTTACTACTAGCGTTGACCATGGATTAACTGTAAACACTCCAGTATTCATTTACGGTTTAGGTAATGCTTCCAACAATGCTCGTGCTGAGGGATCTTTTATTATTGCATCTGTTCCAACCACAACTACCTTTACTTATTTCTGTAAAGGTATTGTAGGAACAAACGGACAATCAATTTATACTGGCTCCACTTATGGTCGTCGTGGTGGATTTTATGCTGGAGCACAATTACCTGTTACTTCAATAACATCTGATGGTGCAAACCCTTCTATTATAACTGTAACTTGCTCTGCCAATCACGGATTGGTTCCAGGCGCACCACTAATGAATGTTATTTCTTCTGTTGGTACTAATCATAGTTTAGTTAGCGGTAACTTCTTCGCAGAACAAGTACCATCTTCTACTACTTTTAAATTTACTGCTCGAGTAGGTGGTGCAGTGGCAACAGCTGGTATAACTGGTAATGTCTATGTTCGTTCTGACGCATTCGCTCAACATCGTCCATTCGATGGTGGTGTTACACTAGGTCCATTCTTACCATCTCATGGTGCATCTATTTCTCGACAAACTAAAAAGTACATGCGTTACCAATCTGGTAAGGGTGTTCTTTGGACTTCTGGTGTTTTATTTAATCCTGTTTTAAACCTTGACCAAATTTCTGCTTCTGGAACTGCTGCAGGATCAACAGTAACAGTTACTTGTGAGCAAGATCATGGTCTACAGGTAGGCTCAACAGTTATTATCTCTGGTGTTGTAACATCAGGATATAATGGAACATATGGTGTTAATACCGTTGTCAGTGAAAACACATTTACATATTCTGCCTCTAATATTCTTGGATCATCTACTGCAGTTATTACAAATATTCCTCGTGTTACTGTTAAAAATTGGCATGGTGCTTCAGTTCGTGTTGGTCCATTTGATGATCAAAACGGATTATTCTGGGAATTTGATGGTAGAGAATTAGCAGTAGTCCGTCGTTCTGCTACATATCAGCTATCTGGATTTATTTCAGTTAATGCAGGATCTCAAACTGTTACTGGATCTTCTTGTCGTTTCACACAACAATTAAAAGTTGGTGATAGAGTTGTTATTCGTGGTATGACTTACATGGTAGGTTCTATTGCTAATGATAACAGCATGACAATCAACCCAGAATATCGTGGTATTAATAATGCCTCTGGTATTAAACTTTCTACTATTATTGATCAAAGAATCCCACAATCTCAGTTTAACATTGATAAGATTGACGGAACAGGTATTTCTGGTTATAATATTAACCTAAACAAGATGCAGATGCTTGGCATCTCATTCTCTTGGTATGGCGCTGGTTTCATCGACTTTATGTGTCGTGGTGGTGATGGTAATATGATTTTAGTTCACCGCATGAAACAAAACAACTTAAATGATGAAGCGTACATGCGTTCAGGAAACACAACTGTTCGTTATCAAGCTATTAATGAATCTGTAATAGGTAGACTGGCTTCTACTATTAATAATGTTACTACTTCAATTCCTTTAGTTGACGCATCCAGATTCCCTTCTACTGGTGGAACAGTTCTCATAGAAAACGAAGTTATAAATTATACTGGCGTATCTGCAAATAATTTAACTGGATGTACTCGTGGTGCATCGTTCAATATGTTCGTGGGCGGTTCTAATAAAACATTTAGTGCAGGAACTGCAGCAGCACATGACGCAGGTAATGGATATCAGTCTGTTATTCTTATTAGTTGTACAGCATCACCAGTTATTAACCACTGGGGTTCTTCTTACATTATGGATGGTGGTTTTGATAGCGATCGTGGTTACTACTTTAACTATGCCAATGTCAATACAGCATTAACTGCTAACCAATCTAAAACAGTATTCTTTTTAAGATTGGCTCCATCTGTTTCAAACTCTATTGCTGGTGCGTTCGGCGATCGAGATCTTATTAATCGTTCACAATTATTGCTACAAAAACTACAAATTACTGCTACACAGAATGTGCAAGTTTCTGGAATTTTGAATCCAGGTAATATTGATGCTTCAACATTAACTTGGCAATCTGTTAATACTGTAGCATTAGGTTCACAACCTTCTTTTGCGCAAATTTCTACCAGTACTACTACTGAAGCAACTCCAGGAGAGCAGGTGTTCTCAACACTAGCGCAGATTAATGGTTTTGCTGAAATTGATTTGTCTTTACTAAAAGAATTATCCAACTCTGCTATTGGAGGATATAGTAATTATCCAGATGGACCAGATGTCTTGGCAATTGTGGTTAAAAACCTTTCAGCTTCTGCAGCTACCAGTAATGTGAACTTATTCTGGTCAGAAGCGCAAGCATAAATATACAAAAAGGATTGTTATAAATGGCAACACAAGTACAATTTAGACGAGGTACAACTACTCAAAATAACGCATTCACTGGTGCGATTGGAGAACTCACATACGATACGGACATTAAAACTCTTCGTATCCACGATGGTTCTACGCAAGGTGGTGGTGCAGTTGTTGTCACTTTAGCATCTACACAAACTCTAACTAATAAAACAATTGGTGCTGGTTCTAGCTGGACTGGCACTCCTGTTGGTATTGGTTACGGTGGAACTGGAGCAGCACTAACTGCAGTTGCTGGTGGTATTGCATATTCTGGTGCATCTGCTTTAGGTATATCTGCCGCAGGTAATTCTGGACAGTTACTTATTTCAGGTGGTTCGGGTGCGCCTTCTTGGATTAACGCATCCGCTATTACAGCAGGTACTGCAACTACTGCTACTTCTGCTTCAAACATTACTGGTGGTTCTGCTGGTCAGTTGTTAATTCAGTCTGATACTTCTTTAACCAGTTTCATTACAGCTGGTGCAGCGGGAACATTCTTACAATCTGCAGGCGCTGGTTATGCGCCAACATGGGCAACTGGTGGTGTTACTATCGGTTCCACTACAGTTAACCTTGGAGCCACTGCTACTACGATTGCTGGTTTAACTCTTTCAGCACCTACACTTAATAGCGTTTCATCGCTGTCACTTAGAGACACTGCAGCAGCATTTGATTTAACTATTCAATCAACTAGTAATATACCATTAACATTTGCTAGAACATTGACCATTGATGTTAATAATGCGAATAGAACTCTTGATATTGGTGGTAACATTCTTACAGCCAGTTCGTTCACTACAGCTGGTGCGTTTGCTTTAACTCTTACTACAACTGCTGCAACCAATGTAACATTACCAACAACTGGTACTCTAGCGACATTAGCTGGGTCTGAGACTCTTACTAATAAAACTATTTCTGGTGCAAGTAATACCTTATCAAACATCGGTAATACTTCTCTTACAAACAGTTCTGTTACTATCGGTAGTACTGCTATTTCGTTGGGTGGTACTAGCACTACTATTGCTGGTCTTACATCTATTGATGCTACTGTTGGTTCTACTTCGTTCTTTGCTACTCCAACTTCCCCAGCATTATTCGCTGCTGGTACTGCTGTTACTATTGGTGCCACTACTGGTACTACAACTGTTAGAAATAGTTTAGTTGTTACTGGTGATTTGACTATCAATGGTACAACAACTACACTTAACTCGACTACATTAACTGTTGATGATATCTTAATTGAATTGGGACAAATCGCTTCTCCAACTGATGTTACTGCAGCTGGTGGCGGTATTGTTCTTAAGGGTGCTACTGATAAATCCATTACTTGGAGCGCAGCAAACGGCTGGACTTCTACAGAAGATCTTAATGTCGCTTCTGGTAAGATTTACAGAATTAACGGAACATCAGTTCTTTCTGCTACAACATTAGGTTCTGGTGTTACAGGTTCTTCTCTAACTAGCGTTGGTACAATTACAACTGGTACTTGGTCTGGTTCATTCGGTGCAGTATCTGGCGCTAACTTAACATCACTAACTGCTGGTAACCTTTCTGGTACTATTCCTTCAGCAGTTCTTGGTAACTCTTCTGTCTTTATCGGTACAACTTCAGTTGCATTGAATCGTGCTTCTGCTAACCTTGCATTAACTGGTATCCTAAGCGAGACTTATGCAGGTGCTACTTCTGGTACAATTCAAGTTATCCCAACTGCAGTTGCTGGTACAAATATACTAACTCTACCAGCTGTTACTGGAACTTTTGTAACAACTGGTGATACTGGTACTGTTACCAACACAATGTTGGCTGGTTCTATCGGTACCAACAAAATTACTGGTCTAGCTACTTCAGCTACAACAGATACAACCAACGCAGCGAACATTAGTTCTGGTACTCTACCTGCTGCTCGTATGCCAGCGTTGACTGGTGACATTACCACAACTGCTGGTGCTGTTGCTACAACTCTTGCTACTGTAAACTCCAATGTGGGTTCATTTGGTGGTGCAACATCGATTCCTATTGTTACAGTTAACGCCAAAGGTCTTGTTACTGCAGTTTCTACTGCTTCGATCTCTGCAGGTAATGCAAACACTGGTAGCGGATTACAGCAATTCACAGATAGCATTTATCAGTTTGCTGCTTTCTCATATACTACTTCTACAGCTTCTGCTGAAGTAGTTTATACTATTCCTATCGCAACATATCGTTCAGCTGAACTAACTATTCAAATGACAAATAATGCAGCTAACTATAGAATTATGAAAGTTCTATTGGTGCATAATGGTACTACTGTTACTGCTTCTGAGAACTATGTTACTGGTACTGAAGTTCAAACAGCTAATACTAATACTGTAATGTCATACGATATTTCTGGTGGTAACATTCGTGTTCTTGCAACTGTATCAACAGCAACTACTGTGTTCAGAGGCACAGCAATGCTTTATAAAGTATAAGGTAAATTAAATGGCTGTTAATTCTAGAGATTCTTTAAAACAATATTGCCTTAGAGCATTAGGTGCTCCTGTTGTTGAGATAAATGTGGATGATGATCAGTTAGAAGATCGTCTAGATGAAGCATTAGAGCACTGGGCTAATTACCATTCAGAGGGTGTTGAAGAAATGTATATGAAGCAGTTAATTCGTGCTTCAGAAATGACTTTGACTACATCAACTGCTGCTACATTTAGCATTAATGAAATTGTAACAGGTTCTGTTTCTGGTGCGAAGGCTACTGTTGTTAAAGAAGAATCAAGAGTTTCTTCTGGAACAATGTTATTGGTTTATAAAGTTACTGGAACATTCGTTGCTGGTGAAACTATCACTGGTTCAATGGGACACAATGCAGTGCTAGGAAGCACTCCAATAACTCTCAATGAATACGACTTAAAGTATATCACTCTCCCAGATTCAGTCTATGGAGTTACTGAGATATTTAAAATAGGACAAAATTCTTCATCAAAGAATATTTTTGATCTTCAGTATCAACTTCGTTTAAATGATCTTTATGATTTAACTTCTACCTCTCTTGTTTATTACAAAACTGTAATGAACCATCTAGCTCTTTTAGATTTTGAATTAAATCGTAAAACTACATTTAGATTTAATAGAAGAATGGGAAGATTGTATCTAGATATTAACTGGGATGCAGATCTAGTTCTTGGTGGCTATGTAATCGTTAAAGGATATCGTGCTTTGGATCCAGTGACTTGGACCAAAGTATATAATGAAGCGTGGCTAAAGCATTATGTTACTGCACTATTTAAACAGCAATGGGCAACTAATATTAAAAAGTTTTCTGGTATTCAACTTCCAGGTGGTGTTACTTTGGATGGTGATAAATTATATGATGAGGCTAAGTCTGAGATTGCAGATTTAGAAAATGACTTACTCACTAAATCTGCACCATTAAACTTCTTCTTGGGTTAATATGTCTACAACAAATGTTTACTTTTCTCATGGTACGAGAAATGAACAGTATTTAATTGAAGACTTGATCATCGAATCTCTTAAGATTTATGGTCAAGAGTATTTCTACATTCCAAGAATACTAATCTCCAAAGATGAAATTCTAGGAGAAGATCGTTTATCTCAATTCAAGTCGTCATTCCCAATTGAAATGTACTTTGAAAATGTAGACGCATTAGATGGTCAGGGTGCGTTTATTCAGAAGTTTGGTTTAATGATGGAGCAGTCAGCTACATTGGTAGTTGCTCGTCGTCGTTGGGAACAACTTGTTGGTCGTTATGGTCAAACTATTATACCCACTCGCCCATGCGAGGGAGATCTAATTTATTTCCCTTTAACAAAAGGTTTGTTCGAAATTAAGTTTGTCAAACATCAGGATCCTTTCTATCAATTAGGGAAACTTTATGTTTACAAATTACAAGTTGAATTGTTCCAGTATGCTTCTGAGCAGATTGATACTGGTATCGCTGCAGTAGACGCATTCGAAACTCTGAAAACATACAATACAAATACAACCAGAAACCCTGGAAGAGTCACTCAAATTACTATGAATAGTTCTGGCTCTGGATTCACTAGCGTTCCAACAGTATCAATTGTTAGTAGTACTGGTTCAGGTGCAACTGCCACAGCAGTACTAGGCACTGGTGCGAATGCTGGTAAAATTATTGCAGTTAATGTTAATGAAGGAGGATCTGGTTATCAGGTGGCTCCAAGTATTTCCTTTATTGGCGGTGGTGGAACTGGGGCTATTGCTACAGCAACTGTTGAAGTAAACATTGATAACAATGGAGACAGTTTTGCTGACAACAATAAATTTAAAGAAGAAGCTGCAGATATTCTGTTTAGCGAAACTAATCCATTTGGTGAGATACAATAATGCTTAACGGAAATGTTTTTTATCACGGTATTATTCGTAAAAGCATAGTTGCTTTTGGTCGTTTGTTTAGCGACATTTATATTGATCGCAAACAAGGCGAC